GGCGAGCCAACAGGGCCGACGGATTATCCTCATAATCCCCAGCAACAGGAGTCACCTTCGTCCAACCATCACCAGGCGAATCACACTCCACATCAATCTGCCGCACAATCTCCGCAATAGGCCCCGAGCCCACATCCACATAAATCAAATCCCCGGGCATCAGACTGCCAGGCCCAAACCGCAACACATCCGACTCAGCCAACTCGATCTTAAACCCCGACGTGGCCCCCGACTCCTGCAACACCCGCTCCGCCTCATCAATAAGATGCACATGCTCAGAATCCGTGTTACGGGCATCCTTAAACACCTCGACACGATCAAACCAATCATCCTCGGCCGCCGAATCAACATCCTCACAAAACAGCCGATCCTTACCCTCGCCGCGGCCACCAACCACCACCGAAGTAGCCTTCGGGGCGTCACGCACATACTCCCACGACACAATCGAACCAGACTCGGCAGTCAACACATGACTACGGGTCACAGCCGGCACACAATCAAACACCAAACCACGCTGATCAAACTTCGCATTCTCAAACTGGTTCACCGTGACAGTCATCCGAGCCCACGACAACACCGGCAACAACTTATCGGCAAACAAGTGGAACCGGGCCTGAAAATCCTTAATATAGCGGCCACGACTCTCATCATCGTTCATAAACAAACCAGGCGGAAAACGCCAAGCATTATCCCCCAACACCTGCTTAGCCACCGACTCAGCCGCACCCGAATAGTGGGCATAATCCCTGTCGGCACGCCACTCCATACCAACTAAACCAGGACGATAATTCACAGGCCACATCAGCATACGCCACAACAGGCGGATATCATCCTCACACGTGATAGTCACCCGCGAAGAACGCCACGGGCCCACACCATGCACCCGACGCACAGGCCCAGAAAAAATCTGGCCACCACCATAATCAACAACCAGCCGCGCACCCGGCCTCGTCAACCCGTCAAGCCTTGAATGATCCCCAGACACCACCAACTCCAGCGTCGACAAACCATTCCACTTCAACGACAACTTCAACGATTCAAAAAAATTGATAGGCGCCACACGACGATAATCCGGCGTAAACAATGTTACATGCGGAACAAGACCAGCCACAACCGTTCACCAAGCCCTCAAAAACCTGTACTGCACCGACACAACAATGGCACCCAAACCAACCATCTCAATATTCACACTCTTCGAACCGCCAGGCGGGATAGGCGCAAACTCCCACTCCTGCAAACGATCCATCACATCCTCAAACCCATTCAACAACGCAGACTGCTGGCGAGGATCCGTATCAATAGTGATCCAATCATACTCCTCGACAGGATAATCCGAAGACACACGCAAACCATCAATCTGCACAGACCACGACTCCAAAGGGCCCTCAACACGAATCACAGGCCACGCAGGCACATCACCCTTATTAGACAGATTATCCCAACCCGAACCAACACCAGGCGTCAACACCACAGGAAACGCCGTGCCATCCTTGCCGACAGGGCCGCCACCCAACCAATCCTGCAACTTCGCGTTACTAAAACGAAACTTCTGCTCATCCCCATACCAAAACGGGTCATAGGCTGTCAAATGAAGCACATAGCGCGCATAGCCGCGATTCACCGGATCCACCGTAAACGTGTCATCAGCCGAATCAAACCGACACTTCAACACACGCTCAACACCGGCAGGAGTCTTCACAGACAATTCCCCCTCCTCCCCGGGGGGAAACGCCGACCACAACTCGTCATAGGCTTTCAAGAAACCGTCCCGAAACCCGCCCACCGGATCCGGGTCAACACCCGACACTAAAACCGGTAATGTCACCTCGCGAGGCTTCACATTAAACCCGCGCCACTCCGAGCCGTGCACCCCAACATGTGTTTGAGAAAAATGCTCAACCTCGGGAACACCCAAACCGCGCAACGAATCATTCAACAACATGACAGGAGACGCACCCGTATAATCCGTCAAATGAAGCACACGCTCCGGATCATTACCAATCAACGGCAACATAGACCAGGTAACAGTCAAACCAGAACGATCAGACGGGTCAGGAAGAAACATGCACAACACCCCCTCGATCACATGTAAGCCAACGCGTTCAAAGCGTCGCGCTGCTGCCGCTCAATCCGCTTCGCAAACTCGTTAGGATCACCATAAGTAGGCCCATTCACATTCACCACAACACTCTTATCATTCGCACGCTGATACCTGCCATACGGGGTAAACGAGCCCACAGACGACCGCACACCAAACCGGGCATCAACAGCATCCGGCAGCCGTCCAGCCACACCAGACATCGCATCCAACGCCAAACCAGCATTACCAGTAATACCCTCAGCCAAACCGGCAACAACCTGCCGGCCAACCTGGTCACGAAACACCCTAGACGGGGAATGAATACCCAACACCGATTTAGCGGCATTAGCAACCTGAGAACCCATATTACGCACCGTATCCAACAGGCCACTCATAGCATTCCGGATACCATTACCCAAACCAGACACCACATCACGGCCAGCAGACACCAACAAGGACCCCATATTACCAAGCGCACGCCGAATATTGCCAGGCAAATTCCGGAAAAAACCCAGCACACCATGCACACCACTAGACACAGCGGACCCCATAGCATGCATAGCAGAAGATGCCGCACTCCGGGCACCATTAAACCCGCGCACAGCACCACTACGAACCCTAGACGCCATCGAACTGAAAAACCCGCCAACAGCAGACGCCACCGAAGACACAACACTCCGGATAGCATTCATCGCAGAAGAAACAGCGCCACGGGCCGCGTTAAAACCAGACCTCACATGAGAAGCAACAGAAGAACCCAGCCGGGCAAAAAACCCCACAACCGCGTTCACACCGCCAGAAACAATCGACTTGAAACCGTTAATAAACGCCGACGTAAACGCCCTAATATGATTCCAGCCAGCCTGAATAACCGAACCCATACGCGCCAAACCAGACACAAAATGAGCCACAACCCATCCAATAACGCGGGCAACAGCAGCAATAACACGGGCAACAGCCGACACGACAGCACCAACAATACGGGCAACAAACCCGATCACAGCCGCCACCATCGGCGCCACAACCGGAATAATGCGGGCCACCACCTGTATCACAACCGAAACAACCTGCACCACCACACGCATAATCGACATGATGACTGGTATCAACGACCGGATAAGGCCGATGATAGGTGGCAGCACAGACATGACCGCACCCAAAATCTGCTGAATCACAGGCATCAAAACCGGCACCAGTTGCATCACAACACCAACAACCTGCCGTATCACAGCCACAACAGCCTGAATAACCGGCATCAACGCCGGCAACAACATTGCAGCAACCTGTGTCACCGCACCAATAATCTGCGTAATCACAGGAACCAGCCGGGCGACAAGCATACTAATCAAAGGCACCAGCTGGGCAGCCAAACCGGCAACCAAACCAATAATCTGGCCGAACACTGGCGCCAACTGTGCCACAACCCCGGCAACCAAACCAAACAGCGGCTGAATAGCCGCCATAATCTGCCCCAACGCCTGGCCAACAACCCCGACAAGCTGCATAACAGCGGCACGGAACTGGGCGTTAGTGGCAAACATGGCAGCAAACAAGCCAATCACAATCCCGACAGGGCCACCCAGGGCGCGAAACACGCCGCCAAGCCCGCCAGCGGCACCCTTCAAAGCACCAAACGACGGCAGTAGATTCTTCAACGACACCGCCAGCGGGGCAAACCCTGCAACAAGCTTCCCCACACCGGCAGCCACAATACCAAACACTGCGGTGCCGCCAGCAAACATGGCACCCAAATTCACTTTAGGAACAGGCAAATGCAGCCTCGCAAAAATGCCCTTCAACTGCTCCACCTTGGCGCGCATCTGTGCATTCATTCGAGTGATCATAGCCGGCATACGATTAATCCACGCCAAAATAGACGGCATCATACGCTGAATACCAGCATCGACGGCAGCAAACATCGGCTTCACAGAATCCGTCACCGACTTTATAACCGGATTCAACGCAACAAAAATCTGCCGCAACCCGTTAAGAAACGGCGCCATAGCCGTAGCACCAAGATAACCCAGGGCACCCTTAACATTCTTCATAGCGCCCTCAAACGTCTTACCAGACGCCTGCGCAGCACCACCCATGCCAAGCTTCATCGCAGCCGCAAACGTGGCAAAATCAATCTGCCCCTTCGACACCATCTGCGACACCTCAGCCGAGGTTTTACCCGTCTGCCTGGCAAGCAAAGACAGTACAGGAACACCCGCCATCGTAAGCTGCAACATGTCATCGCCCTGCAACTTACCGCGGGCCATCACAGACGTAAAAATAGCGCCCGTATCCTGAAACGACTTACCCGAAATATAAGACACATCGGCGACAGTCTTCAACACATCCGTCATCTGCCCGCCAGACTTCACACCCGAAGCAGACAACGCCGCCGCAGTAGAAGCCGCATCACCCAACGCATACGACGTACCAGTCACAGCCTCAATAGCCGAATTCATAATCGAAGACGTGTCAGACGACGTATGACCCAAACCAGTCAACTTAGCCTGAGCCTCATCAATAGCCATCGCCCTAGCAATACCGCCACCAATAGTCACATCATAGATAGACTTGAGGCCCTTCTTAGCAACATTGATAGCACCCACCATCGCGGCACCACCAAGAGCCAACTTCATGCCCTTAGCAAACAAACTACCCGAACGCTGACCCTCAGCAGGCATAACACCCGACAACTGTTTACCAACATCCGCCTTCAAACCAGGCATCTTCGTATACAACGACACATATGCGGAAGCAATCTCACCAGACATACACTATTCACCCCATAATATTAATCTCGCGAGACACCCCGCCACCGGCACGAACACGCGCCAAAATATCGTCCACCTGCCCAGACGTAAACCGGGCCCTACGCTCATCCGTAGGCCTCGCCACAGGCTCCGGCTGCCCCTCACTATTAGCAGACCTGTAATGATCCAGCATGTCCAGCACAGCCCACTCGCACCACTCAAACGGGCGCTGCCAACCATTAAGGTGGGCCGCCAACTGGCTAGACGTATCGGTACACAACACGCCAGCCAGCCGGACAGCCTCACCCCAACACATCACCGGGCCACCAACATCATAAACCGAGCAACCGAACCTGGTTCTCCAATCATATTCGATGGCCCCACGATAATCATCAATCAGGCCGTGGAGCCAAACTATTCCCCCAAAGAGGCACCCTTACCTTCAGGCTTATATTCCATCCACTGGCGGAAAATCTCGGCAACACGAACCATAGGAAGCCCCTCCAAAGCCTCCACAGCATCCGCTGGGGCGGCAGCCTCCAACATAGAAAACATCACCTCAACCTGGGCGAAATCCGCAGACTCCCCCGACTGGGCAATTTTAGCTGCACGACGGAAAACGCGGGCAGGAACAGCCTGAGCCGTCTCCTCCGCATCCGCCAACACCCAGCTACGGTCACCAATCTTCAACGTGTAACCTGTGTCACTCATCTATCAACAATCCCTAAAATCGTGTATCAGTTATTAGATGGCGGATTCGGATCCGGCTGAGGCTTCGGAGGAACCGGGGCCGGAGGAGGAGTCGGAGGAGTATCAGCTTTTAAAGCCGTCATCCACCCCCGACCAGACACCGCATTACCAGTCTTATTAATCTGGGCAGGGTATGCCTTCAACGTCACACCATACCCGTACACTTCGCCATTCTTACCCTTAATCTCGTCACGATCGATCAACTCAACCTCAGGGAAATAGTAGCGAATAACCTGATCGCCATCAACAATATCCATCAGTAAAGCATGCACGCCAGTGGTGGCACCAGGAGAAATATCGAACGAACCCGAATCGGCTCCGGCAGTAACCTTCGACTGCCAAAACAGCTCGATAACCTCCTTCTTAGACTCGATCAGCTGGAAAGAAATCTCGATAGAAGACTCGGTAGCAACCGTGCGAACAACATCCGCATTCTGCCAAGCCTTCAAATCATCCGTTTTACGCTCAGGCTTAATCTTAAACCCGTCATCCGACAGATACCCTAAAGCTGTAAGCCCGGAAGGAACCGCCTCCACACCCTTAATAGTATCACCCGCGTGCGCGTCACCAATATAAACGTCGCCAGTAACCGCTGAACGAACATTAGACGCTTTACGTGTTGCAGCCATCACAACCCCCATTAAATATCAAACAATTACATTAAAACAAAAAACAATAAGCTTATTCAGACTCCGCAGGCCGACATATCAGCTCAAAAAGCGAATACACATCAAAACGTGCACCATCAACCAGCAAATCAGGACCCGTAGAACGCCTACAAAACACCACCGGATCACCGTCCACCCCGTCAGCCAGCACAGCCTCCACCCGCCTGGCTAGCGACATAGCACGATCCGGCGTATCAGAAAACACATTCACGCGCAAAAACACCTGCTCACGCACATGCAACTGCGGGCCACCATCAAGAGCCAACCAAATAAGGTCACCCTCAAACCGGTCAGGAACCGTCCCTGTACACGGTATCCCAGACAGCCAGCCATCATCCGCCAACACACGTTTAGCCCAAACGCGAGGATCACCGTAAACGATCACGACGCAGCCCCAATCGACCTCGCCAACGTGCCATGCTTCGCCTCAATCCTTTTACCACCCTTATAGGTGGTGCCAATCCTCGCCACAGCCTCAACACGGTGAACCTGCACCTCTGATGATAATCCGCTACGATACTGGGCCCTATCGAAAGCGTTACCGCCCACATTCGCCGCTGCGGCACGCCTAACCCGCTCGCCACGCTCAGCCAACATGCCCTGCACCCCAGGAGACTTCAACACCTCACGAATACCCGGCAAGTTCAGCTTCACATTCACATCCTGAGCCACAATCTATCAGCCCTTCTTACGCTTCACATTGATCTGCGTACCAGCATCCCAGCCAGACATCGGATGATGCCACACCATAGGAGACCCGTCAGCCTCCCACACAACACCCCGAATACGCCACCGGCAACGATAACCGGCACCCACAACAGGCTGCTTGAAAAGCATCGACCAATGCTCATAGTCAGAGTCACGCCCCGCGGCCTCATCCTCCTGCGAAACGGAAGCATAGATGGCCACGTTATGGAACACAGTCTCGACAGGCTTAGACCAGTCTTCCACCTTGTCGCCAAGATCATCGACACGAACAGTCGGTTGAAGCATCACAACCGTTTCACCGTAAGGAAAACTGGTCATATCATATCTCCCACAAAGGGCCAGCGTAGCCGTTAATATTCGACCCGCACGAGCAACCCTCACCCCACACCGTGGAACACACCTCAGAATGTGCATATCGACCATTAATCGTTGGGGTGATAGTGAACGCTTTACCAGCCCCACCATCACCCTCACACAGCTTCTTCAACGCGGCAATCTCAGAAGGCCACAACAAATTCGTGGGAGTATTAGACCGTGTAGTCTGAGCGAAAGGACCCGCAGACTCGTACTGCACCTGACCAGAAACCCCGGTATCATTCCAGCGCAACAAAGCCCTGCGCAGAATAGCCTTGGCAGCATCCTTGTATTTGAAATCCGGTTTAGCGATACAGGGGGCGACACTGACAGCCACAGCCTCCACATCGGCAATCATCGCCTCAAGCTTCTCTCGAGGAATATCGGCGAAAGGCTCAATATCCTCAGGCTTCAAAATGATACCCATCAACACCACCCCCTGCACACAGCATGAACATTATCGCAACAAATAGATCAGTTCTCGGCCGGCGGATTAGGCTTCGGGGCAGCCTTCTCCTTCACAACAGCAAACGAATCAAGCGACTCGATAGCCACATACAGCACAGCCTCGGCACGAACCATAACCTCATTATGGCCCTTCAGGTCACGCCCAGTCTGATCCGGGTCACCATACTCGATCAGTTCGATCGGGAAGTTACGCTGGAACCCCCAATGAACACGAGAGAAATCGCCAACAATAGCCTTAACACCAGAGGCAGGCGACATCTCCGGGGCGCCAGAAACAGTCGAAGAAGCACCAACATTCAGGCCGCGCCAATTATCCAAACCGGCAAACCCGGCGGCAGGATACATAGGCTGGCCGGCAAGCGGCGACCCCTTCGGATACACCTCAGTAGACAAGGCAAACGAGAACGCCGGATCCAAAGCAACACCGTTAGGAACCTGCAAACCGGCCCCAGCGATAAGGCCGACAGCCTTAACAAGATCGGTCGTGGCAGAATCTGTGGCATCAACAATATGCTTCGTCTTATCAAGCGAAGTCTTCACAGCGGCAGCCGCTTTACCAGTGGCAGGATCAATACCATGGAAAGCAATCAGATCCACGGCGCGACCAATCGAGGCACCCAGAGCCGGGGAAATCAGATCCTGCAAAACACCCAGACGGTAATCAGCATCAGCCCACATAAACTCGTCCGAGACACGCTGCTGAGTCACAACCTTGATAGGCTGCGCAGTAAACGCCGAAACATCAACAGACGCGGAAGGCTTAACCTCGCCCTCACCAACAATCTTGGCGCGAGGAACACCACTAAACACGGCACCCTTCACAGGGCCGAAAATAGTCGGCTGCTCCGGCGACAGTTTCGCCAAAACACCAGAATCGATAGCACGGTCACGAACCGCACCAATCATAGAACCAGGAAGCTCAAGCTTCCCTGCAGAAAGAAAATCGTCAGCCATCACAAATCATCTCCTAGAATTATTGACAAGAGCATCCACAAACGCGACACCCTCACGTCGTTTAACATCATCAACGGGGGCACTCCCCGCAAGACGGCGCACACCCGCGCCACCACTACTCTGGTCGATCAAACCCTTCAAAGCCTTAGCAGACTCCACCAGTGCTTCACGATCGCTACCGTGAAGAAAAGCGATCGCATCACCCGACAGGCCACACTCGGCAGCCACCTCGCGCTTCACACCCTCAAGAACAAACCCATTGATCCGGTCTTCGAGTTCCTCATTCTTGCGGCGAAGATCATCAATCACAGACCCCGCATCACCATCCGAGGCGCGAAGCTTCTCCAACTCGGCGAAATTACTTTTAGCACGAGACTCCCACTTACGGGCCTCCGCCTTCCAATCCGTGCCAGACGGCCCAGAAGCCTGATCCTTCACGGAAACATCACCGGCATGATCATCGCCGGCAGCCTGCCCATCCTTCACAACATCAACAATGTCTCCACCCTTTCCGGGCTCCACAACATCATTGTCAACATTCTGTTCCTCAACACTCTGATCGGCCATAGCCTAACCCTACACTCCTTGCGGAAAACAACACAACATTGTTGACCCCCGTGCGGGAGACAACCCTGTGCACCAATAACCGGCGGCGCACAACCGGAAACCACATCAAATCATCGCATATCGCCAACAGTACGCATAGCCTTCAAAATATTGCCAGGCGACTGCTGCAACCCATGATCATCAACCCACTCACGGGCCTTCTCATACGTCCTCTGATACTCGGCATCAGCCCTATTCGGTTCCCAAGGGCCAACAACCTCAACCACCGTACAACCACAATGATCATGATACTTCGAACCAAGCGGACGCTTACCACCACGCTTATGACGCCGAGTATGACCAGTAGTAAGTGCCCTTTCTTTGGTCGTATAATCCGACCTCGTAGCCAACATGGCACAAAAAGCACACGGATCACCGTCAGTCACCCGACGCCACGACCTGCCCTGCGCACCCGCCGACCACTCAACCGTGTCACGGCCAGCATTCATGACAGCCCGATTAACACCCGCAGCCATAGCATCAATAGTATCATTCGCCCTATCCGGGTCACTCTCAAGAATCTTCATGGTCGAAATAGACCTAGCCAAAGCCGCAGCAGCATCAAACTCGTCATACACGATCAAACCAGGATCGACACCGTTCAACCGGCGAAAATCTTGCACGAATTTGGCTGCCATCGATGCTGAACCGTCATGACCGGCACGCTCCAACTCCACACACAAACGCACATACTGTGTGTCACTCATCTTCCCGGAATGCCACAAACGACCCAACTCGGCATAATAGCCCGCATACTTCCCAGCAAACCTAACCGCCTCACGCTGATACCCGGTAGCAGCCAACCTCGACACAGCACCCGAAGCCATCGCCTATCATACCTCGTTAGTTTGACGCGATATAGCCCCAGCCAGTGCCGCCAACGGATCCGAAGACTCGGCACGATGACGCATCACAGCCTCAACCTGCACATCATCAAGCCCCAACATCTCCAACACCGTACGAGAATCAGCAGGCAAAATACCGGCACCAACAAGCTTCGTCACAGCATCAGCCGTAGCCGCCCTGGTAGGCGTCGAAGCATCACGCCAACGCAAACCCACATCACCAAAAAACGCGGCCTCATCAACACTCGAATCAAGCGCCTTAGCAGCCAGGAAACCAACCGACAGCCAGCCCTGACCAAACGACGTCTGCCTGCGTTCAGCACGCTTCACAAGCCGAGACTCCTCAGCAGCCAACGCCTCACCCGACGGCGGATTAGACGTAATAAACCCGAAATAGCGCTCCGGAACAGCCGCCTCACCCGCCGTCAACTGCGCCAACAGGCGCATCTGGTCAGAATACGGTGTAGGAGAATTCACAGGAAACGACCCAACATTCGGGGTATCACCGTCATCATCCTTATCAACAGCCCACACAGAAGCCATCGACAGGACCCAGCCAGGCTGCGAAAACTCGTCAGCCGACACACCCGTCACCCACCTTTGCGGGTAGGCATAGAAGTCACGATTCACAGACTGCCCCAACAGTGTGCGCACAGCCTCATCCGTGTAAGCCCTAATAGACCTCGTAATCTCCGAACGCCCATCAATACGAGACGTCCTACGCCGATTCACAATCGGCACCAACGGAACCGCACCCAACACATTCTCAATACGGCCCGTCTCAACCCACTCACGAGACCCACGCCGCTCCACCTGAACAATCACATTAGGAAGCAAAAGCTCAGCCTCAACCACCTCAGGATCACAAGTCGGCTGAACCACCAACCCCGCATCCAAACGAGACCCGTCAGCCGAAAACTTGCCCGTACAATTCTTTGGTGACTGCGGACGAACCGACACCGTACCATCACCATGAGGAATGATCGCAACAAACGACAACCCAAAAATTAGTGCATCAAGGTGGACGTCACATGACGCGGTTGATAGACGATTCGCAGCATACACACCATCCAGACCGTAGCCGTCACCATTAGTCCAGCCAAGCCAATCCAGACGCTCCTCCAAAGCATCCACCGCAATCCCAGGCCACGACACCACAGTCTGCACACGCTGCAACTCCGGAGGAATAGCAACCCCCAAATCACGCACCCGGCTAGAGCCCTCATAGTAGCCCTCAATACGGCAATGCCACGAAGACAACCTTTGGATACGATCGTACATGCCCTCAATCAGAGCCAACTCATCCGAGTTCATACCACAGACACCCGCTTCCTACCACTACGCTCCCGACGGCCACGACGAACACGCTTAGCCCCCAAAAACGCCAAAGACACAGCCTCCAAAGGAACCTCAGAACCATCCTTAAACGAGGAACCCCAACCCCACGCAGAACCCTTCTTCTTCTGCACAGCCGACCTCACAGCAATATCCAACATGTCACGCCTCGAATCAGCCCTAGGGTGAGAAACACTCCCAGACCTCACACCCTCCAGAAAAGCTTGACACGCCTCCACATAGGTGCCAGTATCAGCAACCACCACGCCACGGCCCGGAACACCACGATCCGTCAACGCCTTCTGCAACAACACCGCACCAGACCCGGCAACCATGATCCGGTCAGTATCACCCCAACGAACCGCCAACCAGTCAGCCAACCGGCCCACACCATCAACAATCGTTCCCGACAGCCCATCAATAACCTCAACATGAACCCCAGCATCAGTCCGGCCGGCACCAGACAAAGCAACCCGATCCCCCGAGCGAGAAAACGAGACACCAAACACTTTCCCGCCAACCAGAGCCACCTCATCCACAGCAGACTGAGCCCACTTATCCGCCGGAATCACAGACGTAGCCGACTGGCCACGATCCCACCAGCCAAGCCGCTCCCGAGCAAACCCGGCAGCAGACATCGACTCATGCTCATCACTTACGGTCCCGAAATTCAGGCGGCGACCCAACGCCGGATTAGTGTCACCAGCCA